TTGCAGCTCAAACAGCTCGATAATTGCAAAAGGACCGGAGTTAAGAAGCTCCTCGTAAACGTTGCCTTCGCTCATGGCTCAATGACTTGCTGGAACGTTGCAGTGATCGTTGCTCTGTTCAAATACGGTATGGACTTCGACCAGTCTTGGCAAATCCACTTGTAAGTATCCGTTTCGTCTGGTGGCGACCAGTCAAAATGTTCCGCTCCACCGCGAGCTTCAAGGAAAGTTTCAATGGTGTCGGCGTCAGTCTCTGACACCTCAAACTTTAGGCTCCACACCTTGAGGTCAGTATTCAACCCGAAGCGCAGGCGTTGGCTGTAACCATCACCGAACTGCACGTTTCGCACAGTTGGCTGACTGCGTTTGCTTGCCCCGTAGGTCGGGTTAATCGAAGGAAAAGTAGCCATCAGCGTGTAAGCAGACCACCAGGCCGCTTCTGTTTAATCAATTCTGCCTGTACTGCCTGACCAATCAAGCGGCCAAGCTGATCAGCATTGCCTTGGTTGCCCTGGACTTCCGTTCCAGAAGCATCGACGTTGACGACGACGCTAGTGCTGCCCATGGCGTTGTTTGGAACGATGTTGCCCTGTGCTCCAGGAACAAACAGCTCAGGGCCACGTTCACCAACCAAGTAAGGACGACCTGCGCCAACCGCTCCACCAAGTGCTCTTTCGCCAATAACGCTATCTAGAACATCATTGGGCACACCAGCAAAGCTGTTAGTTCCACTAACACCTCCTCCTCCGCCAAAACCAAATGCACCAAACAACTGGTTGACGCCCAACCGAAGTAACTGCCGACTGATATCCCGAAGTACGTTACTAGCTACCTCTCCCAAAGTTTGGGTCTGTTCAACAGCAGCAATAATTGAATCAACTACACCTGTTTTTATGCTGTTACCAATTTCTTCGTAAATACGTTTTTGCTCTTCAAGTACTCGATTAGCTAACTGCTGCTTAGTTATTTGCACTGCTAAATTCTTAACACGGTCGTTGTTAACAAGGAATATGTCACTGTCTATATCTTTTAATTGGTGCTTGAGCTGAAGAAGTATGCGCTCTTCCTCTGTGGTTGCACGGGCTAGCTCTAGTTGACGTGTCAATTGCGTAAAGAGATCTTCTTCTGTTGTGAGTTGTTGGCCTTGCAAAGCTCCAAGGGCTTCTTGCTCGTCCAACTGTTTTTGAATAAAATCAAATGCCTGTTTACCTGCTTCGCGCATTCTTGCACGCTCAGCTGCACGAGCAGCTTGTCTTTGGAGTCGTAGAGATTCGCGTTGTGCGTCTACTTGATCCTCAAGAGAATTTACAAGATCTGCATTGGTATTCAAATTATTACGTAACTCTTCGCCGTAGGCTCCTTCAACATTCTCAATCTGCGCTAACGCATCTCTTCTTCTGATGTCCGTAGCAGTAAGCCCTTCACCTGTTTGCAATTCTTCTCGTAGTAGCGCTATACGATCCTCAAACTTTTTATTTACGCCTTCAGCAGACTCTAGGTCTCTAGCAATTTGCGCTCCTGCAGCTTCATTAAGAGCGTCAGCTGTATCAAGCAACGCAAGGGCTTCTTCGTTTTGAAGCCCTAAAAGACCGGCTTGCTCATCAAGAGTATTTAAACGGTCTTGCTCAGCCTTTTCTATTTCAGCTTGACGTGCAGCAATTTTATCAAGAATGGCTATCTGTTCTTGAGATCTTGCCGACCCTGTCAGTACTCCCGCAGGATCTGTAAATATCTTTCCTATTCCTGGTTGAGGAGCGCGGCGGAGCTGCTCTCTGAGTCGAAGAATTTCAGGATCTTTAGAAACATTGGCTGCGCCTATCAACCTTTTGCGTTCTAAACCATCTGCTACAGCAGACAAAATACCAACTGCGTTAGAAACTTTAGCGATCGACGCAAGCATTTGCGTCATCAAACCGGTAAACTCATCACCAACTTTTGTGGTTTCCTGCCCAAATTGGTTTAAAGCATCAACACCGTCTTGGCCTACTAGCACAGCTAGTTGACGAGTTGCCTCTCTTAAAGCAAAAGTTTTGTTCTCAGCCTCAGAAATTGTTTTGATGTAATCAAGAGAAGTATCTGTAGATCGACCTAGAGATTCGAGAATTTTGTCAATGTTTGGAGCGGTTTCATTTAGTGCTTGGCCTAATTCAAGGGCTTTTTGCCCAACTATGTCGAACTGCTGGCCAAGAGCGCTAAGCCCGATTTGAGCACCAAAACTTCCTGTAAGGCCACCTAACGCACCACCAAGCACGGAGCCAGGTCCGCCCCCGAACAGAAGTGGAAAACCCCCACCAAGTGCAACGCTTTCAAGCCGCCGTCCGCGTTCTCGTTTGCCCGCTTCTGAATTTAAGAAGGCAGTCCGCTCTAATGCTCGAAGTTGTTTAGTAGCAGCTTCGGCTTGAGCATCTGCAGCTCGCGCAGCTCGCGCTGCAGCGCGAGCAGATTGTCTGCTTACTTCGAGGGCTTCCTTATTGTTCGCGTTGGAACGCTGTTCTGCTCGTAAACGCCTTTCGGCAAAACGAGCGCGGCGTTCTTCGCTGGTTTCAATTTGTTTGATTCCACGTGCTTGAGCCGCTAATTGTTTTGTACTTGGAAGTGCAAGTAATCCGCCAGCTCCGTCGCCGCTCAGTCGATCTGCACGATTTATTAAAGGCGTAAACCGGCTTGCTAATTGTCGTAAAGAGATTCCAGCGCTCTGCGCGGCTTTTGCTTCAGCAACAGCAGCTTGTGCGCGTTTTGCTCCTGCTTCCGCAGAAGCTTTGGACACTTTAAGTGCTTCCCTGTTGGCTTCAAGAGAACGCTGTTCTGCCCTGGCAACACGCTCAGCAAAACGAAGTCTCAGTTCTCCTGCAGTTTCAATGCGTTGAAGGCCGCGTGCTTCACCGCCCAGCATTCGAGCACTAGGCAGGGCAAGCTGAGCCTGCTCGTCAAGCGCTATGGCTTCAGCACGGTTGATTAAAGGTGTTGCGGTACGCGCCAGCTTACGCAGACGGATTGCACGGGCTTGTATTTGAGATGTAGTTGCAGATATCGCTTTGCTGTGTGCTTTTTCAACTTGTACAGTTTCTTTCTTTGTTCGGAGCGCCGCCTTTTCTGCTTCAATAAATTCACGTGTTTCAACAGCCCGTGCTCGGGATGTTTCAACTAAACCCTGATCTAACGCTTTTACGGCTCTTTTTATACGAAGCCGTTCGTTAGCAACCTTAACTCCTTGTTCTTCTAGCTTGTTTAACTGTCTGCCGAGACGGTTTAAAATAATTGCTTGAGCACGCTGCCTATCTGTTTCTCCAGCTCGCTGTTGATCAACAGCAGTTAAATTTTTTATAGACGCGTTTAATTTACCTAAACGTGTTTCAAGCGTTTTTATTGTGTCTAGAGCTTTTTTGGCGTTAAGAGATATATTTACTTCGTACTCAGCTCCGGCCACGACCACACCTAGAACATTGTTCCCACGTTAGCGCACCCGGCGATACTGGGCCGCTTCACGAGCACGGTCCACCTCTTTTTGCTCTAGGTCTGACTTAAGGCTGCAATACGCGCTCCAGCCATACAACTCCTCCGTGCTCATACGATTGCGAAGCTCGGACACGGTCATGCCGAGCTTTTCAGCTATGAAGAACTGGAGAAAAAGGTAGTTGTTGTCAGAGAGCGTCGCTTTTGATCTCGTCTGGGCTCGCCTCCTCCGGCAGTTCTTGCATCTTGGCCATGATGTCCAGCAAGACACTCATGGGCAACTTGTTGATGAGAAAAGCGCGGTCCCCTGATTGGAACAGTTTTTTGCCGTCCTCATCCTCAGCTTTTTCAATGACCATTTGAACCGCGAAGTCCAAGCTGCTCTCGCTGCTACCAAGTTTCATGGCTTCAACCACATTGTTAATGCGGTCGCGATCTGCAATCGTCAAGGGAGTCCAATAAATCTTGAGAACTAGCTCGTCTCCCTTTTTGATCGCGTAACTGCTGCGGGCGTCGACATTAAACGCCTTGCGGAGTTTGTCGATAGCGCGTTCCACTGCCATAAAATGAGGTCAACTAATACAATATAACCTACTTCGCTCCGGCAGCACGAAAAGCTTTGGTTAGGTCATCCAGCAGCCCGCCGTTTTGGGTGTAAATGTCGTACCAACGCGGGTTTTTGGACGGTGGAGTTATTCTTCTTTCTTTTGCGTGCTCTGCGTATGTAATTTGCCTACCATCGGGTCTTGTAACCGTTGCGCCGGAACGGTTTACAGCGAATCCCGCGTATGAAACTGAGTTTCCGATGTACATAGCTTTTTCAAGAGCAACACGAAGCTTTCCTACAGCGGGATAGTTCCTTGCTTCCGGCCCAGGTGCCCACGCCCTCGTTAAACTCTCCGGTTTTTCTGTGGGCATAACTGGAGAGCGACTTATTTTCCAGTGCTCACCAAAGTCTCCAGTCCACCATGGACCTTCAATTTGAAGAGATCGCACGATGACCGGACCGGCTTCTGTTCGAGCATCTGTAACGAACTTGCGAAGATCCTTGGTCAGGGCGCTTAGGGGTTTTTTGGCCATCAGACTGCCGTGAAGTTACAGCGAATTACGCTGACAAAATGGCTTTGGTCTTCAGTAGAGATTGCAGTTGGGCCGGTAATCGTGCCAACGCGAGGGACTGAAGAGTATGTGTCGCTGTAGCCCGAAGCGTTTACAGACGTAAGGCCATCGATTACTGACTCAGCAATTGCTGCAGCAGCAGCCGTGCCCTTGTTTTTGGGGGTAAAGATACCGCACTGGACCGTGCCAGCGTATTGATCGACGGCTGCGCCGTGGGCTTGGATTGTGGCTTGATCGAAGTTGATTGTGACCAGTACGTACTTTTTGGATTTGCCAGGGGTTGTGAACGGCATGTTGTCGAAGACAACCGACACCGTGTTATCTGCTGCGACGACAGCAGTGTTGATGGCACTTTCCAGAGCAGCGCGAGCGTTTACGAGCGTCATCAGAACACCACCCGAAGGATGTACATGTACTCTTGATCGCCCTTGTACGTGCGGATGTCTTGGATTTTGGCGGTGCGGCTGGACCCTGCGTAGGTCAGGCTAATTTCGTCTTGAAGCGTGGCTTGGTTGTCGCCGATTTGGTCAGGCGTGATGTAGAGCTTGGCAACGTTTTCTTGGTAACCCGCTTCCTCGT